CACGATCAAGGCGTGATGCGTGTCCTGTCCAGTGACCAAGCTCATGGAAGAGAGTAGCAAAGTAATGTGCTTCTGATTTGAAATCGGTGATAGGTGGTATGCCAATATAATCTGAACGATTCTGAAAGAAAGCTTGGTTAGGATGATGTTTAATCTTAGCCTTGGTTCCTCTTACAAAGGCATCAGCGTGGGAGTAAGTGAATGTATAGGGGGTAGGTACTTTAATACCTGATACCTCAGCTGGTAGCCCCTTAATTTGAGAGCCATTAAATACATTGAATACCTTGGTACGTTTAAGGAAGGGATCGCCGGGCTCTGCATCTTTAGCTTTAAATTCCAGAACCTTGACAAGCTTGGTACTTTTCTCTCCTTTAACAGAGAGTTCAATCCCATTCTGTTGACCGTAGGTTAGCATCTGTTTGAAGGTCATCCATTTGTTGGTAGAATGTCCATGTTCCATTGAAGACATCCAACATAGGAGAACATTGATGCCTGTGTAGGGAGCACCTGTTAATATATTATAAGGCATGACACTGGGATCAGTGCCCGACCAAGGACACAGCCAATTGGTGTTGTCACCTGTATCTTTAATCTTTAATAGCTGTGAAATAATATAGTCGGTGACCTTTTGATAAAGATCATTTGACATCTATTGCCTCCCTTTCTTTATCTAATAGTTGATGTATAGTCTCATGAACACCATTCCGCATTTTAGTTCCATCGCGGTTGAATGATGCAATGGCATTTTGGAGTTCATAGTTGTCTTGGATTTGTTTATACATTTGATCTCCTGCCTCTTCACCTGTATCATATAGAGCAGAGGATTCAGCGCGGATAGCCTCAGCTTCTGTCCAGCCAGCAACCCAAGCTTGAGCTAAAACAAATGCACGACTAGTGGTGTTAATCCCAATGATCCTGTACTTTTCTTTAAGATCAAGAGACTCTATCCAACCATCCCATCCTTTCTCGTAGTTTTTTAAGGCATAGTTGTTTATGAAATCGATTTGAATTGAAGGACGATGTGTTGGGTCTATACTGTTCATAAGGGTTAACTCCTTTTACCTTTGGGTTTAAATTAAGAGTAAGTCCAGTGTTAGGAAGAGGACTATCCTCAAGTGAATTGAGTTCATCGGGAGATACATTGAGTAGAGTAGCTACACGATTGAGATTTTTAAGAGACATGATGCACCTTTGAGTTGTAATGTTTGCACCTGAAACTAGTGAAGGAGGTCGCCGTCATTCTTTATTGTATGGATGATAAAGGGAACCCATATAGCGACAAAGATTAGGATGATAGCTAAAAAGAACAGACTTATAAGCAACATAATTTAAAACTCCTATTGGGAAGGCGGCGACAGCCGACATTAATCCTGTTGTGTCTTGTTAATGACGGCGATAGCCGACAATTCTTGAATGAAAAAAAATAAAGGGAGGAAGCCAAGCGCGTATGCGCTTGACTGTATCCCGTTGGTGTTAAGCAACACTCGGTAGATCAGCAACTAGTGCCTCAACTGCCTTCGCAGTTTTGGAGTTATCAACTGATTTGGTGATGCGCTTGCCGTCAGCCCAATCAATGGTTTGTTTAAGCCAAGCTTCATATGTCTGGCAATCCTCGTTGGTGACTGCCTTATATTTAGCTTGGATATCGGAGCACATAGTGTGCAAGCAAGCCCATTGTATGTGCGCTTGATTCATCCGAATGTTAAGGTTAGCTGTCAGATCATCGGAAGCTATAGCCTCAATTTCGCCGCCTAGTTTATCGGCTCGTTGATTAATTTGCTCAACTATAGAGTCATAATAATCCTTGGCTTTTCGGCGTGCGGCGTAGACACCGCGCATGATATAGCCGTGTGCTACAGAGTAGCCAGTGAATTGATAAGGATTCGATTGTCCATTATCAGCTTCCCCAACGCTAGTTGCCTGAAGTAATGGTTTGAAATCAAGGATGATTTCAGCATCCGATTGAATCGGATCATTATTATTTATAGTTTCTTTGGTAGTCACAATTGATTTTTTCATTATATTCTCCAATGTTTTAGATTAAAATAAACTCAACGGGATATTCCTTGTGAGGAATTCCCGCTGAGAGGTTCCGCTCTTGCAAGGTGAAACAGCCACGCGAGACATGAGCCGTGCGCTTGCACGGCTATGCGTGGTTCTCGGTGTCAACAGCTGATTGGGACGCAAGCCCCCACGCGAGAGCGTGGACTTGGGCGGCGGAGGCTCCGCAATCAGTTGTTTACTCCGATGGTTTGCCTTGATAAAGAGGCGGGTTCTCGGGGGAGTTCCTCACAATTGAATCTCCCCCATACTCATCTATACTCAAGCGTATATAGATGCGTATTCTAAGCGTCGGTTAAGTCCCTGCGTTTCGTATAGTTTGCAGAGTTCTAGTTCGAGTTCATTTATTGAATTGTGCACTCGATCCATCCGACATTCATCATCCCATGAGATTAAGTTCCGATCCCAGAGGTCTTTGAGGTTAGCAAGCTCCTCCTTCAGTTGCTTGATACTGATGCGGATCGTCATGATGTCCTCGAAGATATTTAAAGTAGTCATTATTCATACTCCTAAGTTGATTGTTAAGACACACCGTGTTCTCACGATGATAGGGGTACGTGGCCATATCAATAGCGTCACTTGTCAATGATTCCTCTTAGAACCGCCGCTTGGCGGGGCGATATATTATCCGCAAACAATCACGGTCTATCCCTAGAAATCACGCATATAAATGGACGGCGCATACTTATGCGACGGCAATAATTGCGTTCTTGATTTCTAATGAGCCGCCCGCAGATACTCCATCGAGGACGGCGACTGACTACCAGCCATTAATGATTCGGATAATATATTGTCTCATTTACTAGTACAGCTTGATATGTTCTTCGCCAACACGGTATTAGCAACAGCCAAGAGGGGCGAAAGTACACCAATCAGAGAGAGATACCATCATCCGATAGGATGATTCCATTCGAGCGAAGCTCGGTCACGGATGTGTTCATGAGCGGATAGCGAATGAAGGGGTTATCAGTCTTCTGTAAATACTATCGACAGTCCGACAATTCAAAAAAATTAAAATGCGTCGGGCCGAAGATAGTTCGTGGTCTTAGGGGTAAACGTATACGTTTATCCCGCCCACGGTATGCAGGTCGAGTTCGCCGCCGCGGAGCCAAAAGCGACAAGGATTCTTAGGCGTACATCTCGACTGCACAGGAAGTCTGCGATAGCAGTCATTAATTAACAACCGAATTGGACTTGACAGGTTTAGGTAAATCCCCCTTATATATCCCCCAAGGGATGTGCGAAAAGGATAAAGACTAATAAAACTTATCATCCGTCAGGATGATTCCATAACTCTTTTTATAAAAACGAGGAGAGAGAAATGAGCGGCACGTATATTACAAAGCCTGAAGCAAAGGAGTTGAGGAAGAAAGATTTATCACCGCTTCGGCTACAGATGATAGAGCACGTTGTTGCAACAGGTGATGGGCACTCGGCAACAGCTAGAGCATTGAATTGTAACAGGTCTTCAGTAGTACAGGCCATGAATGATCCATATGTTCAGGAGGTATTACAGCAGAAGGTAGGTGAACGTCTTACCAGAGCCAGTGCAATAGCCAGTAACACACTCATTAAGTTAGCGAGACAAGGTAAGTCTGAGTACGTACAGTTACAAGCGAGTGATTCCATTCTCGATCGTACAGGGTTTAAGCCACCCGATCGCTCTATACATCAGGTTCAAGGTGATGTTACCATAAGTATCAATCTCGATTAGGGGTAGGGGGGGTTCAAAAACACCGGAGGGTGCGAGTATATCTCCCATCCACTCAATTTTCTTAAAAAAAAGCACTTTCATCCTGTGCGTGTACTAAGTTCCTCTTCTTTGTAATTAATACTCCTTTGATGTTTGAATTATTTTTTAAATGCTTGGAGTTAGATCATATGCATATTGGTAGTTTAAAGAAGCGAATGATAAAGTTGAGTAAACGCCTTCACCGTTCTATTGATGGTTCCACTCAGGGGAATAAGTTAGAGGAGTTGGTTAATGAGTTTGAGTCTACAGTAGACGATGCTCATCGTTCTTTATCTGATGGTCGGGGTAAAGCTGACAAGGTACTGAAGAAATCTTTGGATGCGGCGGAAGAGGTTGCAGAGAAACCTAAAGCTAAACCTAAAAAGAAAAAGTAATGAGCTTTTGCTCAGAACTCCGGCATGAGGATTTGATGAGGCTCCGCAAGGTGCTTCGTCAGATGTTTAAGGTCCGTACCAAGCGTCATGAGGTATCTGATTGGGAGCTTGATAAGTGGATTGAGTCTATTGGGCCTAAAGTACGCGAGAAAACTGTACAACAGGCAGTAGATAGAGGTCTTGTGGAGTGAGTTATGAATTTAATTATACGCCATCAGGTGAAGTCCTTAAAACATTTCTTAAAGATGAAAGTTACTTCCGTGGTATACGCGGTCCTGTGGGGAGTGGTACCTCCTCTGCTTGCTGTGTCGAGATATTTCGTAGAGCGTCTGAACAAGTTGCAGGACAAGATGGAGTCAAGCGAACACGCTTCGCAATAATCCGTAATACTAACCCTCAGCTGAAGACAACTACGGTGAAGACTTGGCTTGAGTGGTTTCCTGAACATATTTTTGGTAAATTCAACTGGTCTGTACCTTTTACCCACAATATCAAGCTTGGTGCGATAGAATGTGAGGTAATTTTCCTGGCACTGGATCGTCCTGACGATGTAGACAAGCTGTTATCTCTTGATCTGACAGGGGTATGGATCAATGAGGCCAGAGAAATCAGCAAATCTGTGGTTGATGGTTGCACAATGAGGTGCGGCAGGTATCCTTCTATGAAGGATGGGGGGCCAACTTGGTATGGGGTAATCGCTGATACCAATGCGCCAACCGATGACCACTGGTGGCCCATTATGGCGGGGGAAAGCCCTATTCCAGACTACATTCCAAGGGAAGAAGCGGCAATGTTGCAGAAACCAAGCAACTGGACCTTCTTTACCCAGCCAGCTGGCATGGTTGAGACGTTTGATAGCACAGGAAAGAGCATCCAAGGCTATGAAATGAACCCTGATTCAGAGAATACAGACAATTTAACCCCTGATTACTACAACAATATCATCAAAGGTAAGACAAAAAGCTGGATTGATGTCTATGTTATGAACCGATTGGGCTCAATTGATGAAGGAAGGCGGGTATATCCCACGTTTAATGATGAAGTTCATGTTGCCCCAGAGAGTTTAATCCCAATTGAGAGCCTTGATATCTTTGTCGGTATTGATTTTGGCCTAACACCCTCTGCAATCTTTGGTCAGCGCAGACCTGATGGCAGATGGAATATATTACGAGAACTTGTGACCACTGATATGGGCACGGTTCGCTTTGCGGAGACTTTAAAATATGAAATTAAAAGACATTTTCCGGGTTTTGGGCCTGATCGCTTTAATTTCTACGGTGATCCTGCTGGGGATCAGCGTGCCCAAACGGACGAAACCACACCCTTTCAAATCCTACGATCTAACGGCATCGTGGCCCTGCCCACCAACACCAATGATCCTGTTGTACGGATAGAAGCCATTGAGGGGATGCTCAACCGTATGGTTGATGGACAGCCGGGGCTGTTATTAGACCCGAGTTGCAAGACATTGCGCCAAGGCTTCCGCTCTGGCTACCAGTATCGTCGTTTATCTGTTTCTGGTGATGCCAGATACGAGGATAAACCCAATAAAAATAAGTATTCACACCCTCATGATGCCCTTCAGTACATGGCAATCGGCGCAGGAGAGGGTAAAAATATTCTTCATGGCGGCAGATCATTTAAACAAGTTAACATTAAACCGGAGACAGGATTTTGGAATCGACAAAGAAATCAACGGAGAGGGTCAAGGGCTACATATGGTATGTAGGTTTTCGAAATACTACTCGACCCCTCCCTTTACCTTGGAGGTGGATTTGTAGAGATGGATATAAGCACGTTTATGCAATGCGGTATGATCCTAATATGGACTGCTGGATACTTTGTGAGTGGCTTGGCTTTCGTCTTCATATCGAACTATTACGGGGAGAGAAGGTTGAGGCGTTATTCTATCAAGCCTCTCAAAGCGGCGGGATGGTTTCTTATGAGTCTGAGTATCGCGATGGTCTTGCTTTTAATTTTAGGTTGCCAATCTATTGTGTCACTTGGGCAAAGCACTTGCTCGGTTTGCAGTTATGTCCTGCTGTAACCCCTTATCAATTATTCTGTGCGTTGAGAAATCGCGGCGGTTCAGTCATGTTCGAGCAGGAGAAACGTAATGGATATGTTTGGAAGCGATGAAGAGCCTGTTGTTCAACAGGAAGACCCCGAATTAACCCGCCTGAAAAAAGACGAGAAAGCTCGTCTTTTAAAACAGGAGCAAGCTTTGGCAGAAGAAAAAACAGCCAGATCAAAACGCCTTCGTGGTGCGCGATCTCTCCTGTCAGCTGGGTATCGTGGGTATGATGACGATAAATTAGGAACATTATAATGGACAGTGAACCTTCTGATGACAGTGCTTATGATACCCGTCCTATGGAAGAGGGGTTTCTTCCTGTTGGTTCTGATCCTGTTGGTAAGGCCCTAGGAAGCACCACGCCTCCTGAACATATAGAAAATGATAGGCGGGTTACTAAAGCTTTAGACACTATGCCTGACCCTGTAACACAGGTACGTATGTTTGATAATGTTATCACAGGAAAGCGAGAATCAGTAGAAGATTATCAGCGCGATACATTTGCTCCTAGACCGGGTAGTGCTTTAGATAGCATTAACCAGCCACTGAGCTTCACTCTTTCACCTTTTGGTCTTCTTGGTCGCGCCGCCGCCGCCGCTACGGGTCTTGGTGGTATTGGCGGGATGCTTTTAGGATCACTTAGTATGATGGCTGGAAATAAGATAAGTGAAAAAATGGGTCATAGCTCAGTTACTGTAAGTCCAGACGGTGTCACGGTTAATAATTCTAGCGGTGATGATAGTGTAACGGATAATCGTGATGATAGTGGATCGGGTAATCGTAATGTCTATACGACTGAAGATACAACAAATCTTCCTGTAGGATTAATGGCAGGAAACGACCCTGCCCATCCCGGCAGATACGACCCCCTTGGTCCGACGCATGAGGATACATCTCCGGAGATTCCTGATAATATTGATTTTGGTCCTGACTCGCCCCCTCCCATTGTAAGGGACAAGTTCCCCAAGTCAAAGGTTAGCCTTCTAGCTCCGAAGCAATCAGAAATTCTGGAAGAAGAAGTTGATCCATTGGCAATGACACGACGCAGATATGCTGGACAGAATAGTTTACTTAGTAGCGGTTATCGAGGATTTACATAATGGCAATGAAAACAATTAAAGAAGTTGTTGAAGGCGAAGAACGTGCTCTTTCTTTGCGCCGTAATTGGGAGCCAATATGGGGGGATTGTTACGATTACTGTCTTCCCGGTCATAATGGCTTTACAAATCTTTCTCCCGGTCAACGCGCAGATGAATTGATATTTGATGAGACTGCTATCGTTGGAACTCAGGAGTTTGCGTCTCGAATAGTACAAGGGATCGTTCCTAATAATTCAAGATGGACGCGATTAGAGCCTGCACCAGCCGCCGCTGGTGAGCTCGATGAAAAACAGCTGGCAACCTTGCAGGGCGAACTTGATGAGGTTACTGACTATGCTTTTGAAGTCATCAATAATTCTAATTTTAGCCAAGAAGTCCATGAAGCTATGCTTGATGTTGGCATTGGCACAGGAAATATGACCATTGAAGAAGGTGATGCGGTCAATCCTCTCAAATTTAATGCCGTTCCATTGAGCCATGTTGCTCTGGAACGTGGGCCTTATGATTCAATTGGAGCTCAGTACCGTAAACGGGTTGTTCGGGTTGACAATATTAAGACCATATGGCCTGAAGCGATCTTCAATACAGAGCTTCGAGGCTTGCTTGATAAAGAGCCGCATAAAGAAATAACGCTTTCTGAGGTTTGCTATCGTGATTGGGCAGAGATAGATGAAACTCATCACTATTGCGTTTATCTTAAATCCAGTGAGCATAAAATCCATAGTGAAACGTATTCAGGGATAGGTTCAAATCCGTGGGTGTCCTTCCGCTGGGCTAAAACCGCAGGTGAAATCTATGGCAGAGGCCCAATATTTAATGCTCTTAGTGCAATTAAAACGTGCAACCTGACGGTTCAGCTTATTTTAGAAAATGCTGAACTGGCAGTCTCCGGTGTGTGGCAGGGGGATGATGATGGCGTGTTAAACCCTGCCAACATCCGTATGATACCGGGCACAGTTATTCCCAGATCAGCAGGAAGCAGGGGATTAGAAGCTTTACAGTTCCCGGGAAGTTTCGATGTTGCCCAACTGGTGCTCAATGATATGCGTCACAACATTAATCGAGCTCTTTACAATGAGACATTGGGACGCAGAGAAGGTACACCAATCAGTGCAACAGAGGTTGCCGAACGTATGGGTGAGCTTTCCAGACAATTGGGAAGTACCTATGGTAGACTGCAAGCTGAACTTGTTCTGCCTTTAATGAAACGGGTTTTATATATCCTAAAGAAGCAGGGAAGGATTACGCTTCCCCAAATTGATGGTCGGGAAATTCAGATTCGTGCTGTTTCTCCAATGATGAGAGCCCAGCGCAATGAAGATATTTCACAACATATTAATTATGTAAGAACAATTGGTGAGTTATTCGGCCCTGCT